GAAACGTCTGGACACTTGGATTAAAACCACAGCAGAAAACGGTGCAACTTACAACAACTTGTCTACGCTGTTGACAAAAGCTACGTTTGAAGATGGTCAAACTTTCATGCAACGTGCTCCTGAACAGGCACGGTCCATTGCTCGTAACTATAGAGAAGCACGTCGTACATATTTGTCTGATAAACTGAAGGCAGATAAACAGGATCTTGTTTTTTCTATTGCTCAATTCAACAAAGAAAGTCTAGAACAGCCTAAAACTGTTGCTGAGTATGTTGAGTTTAAAGGTACTGTCCGTAAGAAAGCAGCCGAGCTTGGTATCCCTGAAAAAGATCTGATGACGTTACTTGACCACGGTCAGGCGGTAGCTTCTATGGGAGCTGACGAAATCAACGAACTCCGTAAAGATGCAGAGATTGCTTTGGCAACTGGTAACGCCAGTCAAAGTGCAGATTACTATACTCATCCTGTTGTCGGTCCTGAGGTTCGTGAAAAGGTAGACAAACAAGTTAACCGTGTAAAAAGTCCTGAGTACAAAACTGGCTCTGACGAAATCGAAGCTCGAGTCAGAGCGATCCATAAAACAATGGTGGACCCTCAGGGTAACCTCAAAGGTGAGGGTATCCAAGTCAATGCATACTACCAACGTATGTATGATGATCAATATACTCAACTTTTAGAGCAGAATGAAACTTTGCCTGAAGGTCAGAAATTGACACCTAAAGCTATTGCTGATAAAGCCAGGGACAATACTTTAGCTCAACAAGCAAAAGATAGAGAAGACAAAAATCATCCTTACTACGTCAACCCGAAGAACGGTAATTTTGATAACTTCCCGACACCTGCTTTAGATGCTAGTGAAACAGCATTACAAAAGAACATTTCAGGTCTTGTTTCTAACGCTAAAACTTCTCAAGGTATTCTGACTCAAGTAGCTAAAACACCGGCACAACTAGGTCTTACTGATGAACGCACACGTGAGGTATTAACAAATTACCAAATGTTCGGGATCATTCCTCCTGAACTAAAGCGTCAAGCAAAACTTATTAACAATTCTGTTGGTAGAATTGTAATTACTAATCCTATGCAACTTGCTATCGCAGCTGGTCAAGGTCTTGGTATCCTTAAACCAGGTGAAATCCCCCAAGCCCCAGCTTTTCTTCAACGTGCTGGTTCTCAATCTGCAGCAAACCGTTGGACAAAACATATCCAAAGCATTGGAACTGACTTGTACACTGACACCCGTCAATACGGTCCAGTTGCTCAAATGCCTACCCGTGCTGGTATGCCTGCGGTTATGCCTGTATTCCAAGGTGGTGAGCCCCAAGGTCTGCAGGGTTTGACTGCTTCTGACTTCCGTGAACTTGCTTTTATTGTTTCTGGTGAAGCTGCAAGAGGTACCGATGACGAGTACGCTGTGGCTGCTTCTGCTATCAACAGACTAGCAGGAGGTCGTCATGGTAAGACCCTCCATGAAATTGCAAGACGTCCTGGTCAATATGCAGCTGTTGTCACTGACAAGACGGCTAGGTATGAAGATGAGTTGATTAAAAAACTGTCGTCTCCTGAAGGGCAGAAGAAGATTGCTCAAATGCTCATGGTTTTGGAAGGGCGGACTGATTTCAAAGGTCAATCTCAACTAAGGAATCGTGATCCTGACAACGATCCGATGTTTGATCCACGTGGTAATTTCTATCATTATGCTGGTCAAACCGGTATGGGTCCGTATACCGGAACTATTAACCGTAACTACTTGAGGTTTATTCGATAATGGAATACGATCCCTTAGAAGAAATTACAATGCCAGACCTTGTCGAAGGTCTGCAACAGGCTCTACAGCCTGAAACTGAACAAATTGATCCTGAGGAAGTTGAAGAATCTCAAGAGTTTGATGCTGCTAAAATCTCTGAAGGACTGTCTAAACTGTATCCAGAAGTAGAGGCAACTGACGAACCTCCTGCACAACTTACGCAAACTCAACCTGCTGGTCCTACTGAGCAAGAGAAGTTGCGTGAGGAAATGTATCTTAAAGATCCTACTACTGAAAGTGGTAAGAACGAGTCGGTAGGTTTCTTTGACACCACGATGGATATTCTTGGTGCTCCGGGAAGAGGTCTAAACGATTACTTTGCAGACGAGATTAACAAGCTTCCTGGTGTTAATCTTCGTAAAGCACCTCAGTATGAGAACGGTGTTGCTCAAAGCATCCGTGATCTCAGCTCTATGATCCTTCCGTTCCTGATGCTCCGTAAAGGAGCTAAAATGGGTGTCGGTGCAGCTACCTCTCGTGGTCCTGCTGCTGCTGTTGCTAAGCGTTTTCCTAGCACTTCACGTGCTGGTAAGTGGATGGCAGAGCTAGGTGTTGACACTGGTGTCGGTGCTTACGTTGACTCTACTAACAAGCTGAACGCTGTTGACGATAACCTTGCTGGTTATTTTAAAAAGAGTTGGCCTCAAACTTACCGTTGGATTCCTAGCGACTGGGCAACCCTTGACGGTGAATCACCTGACGTCTGGGCAGAAAAGAATAGAAACGAAGGTATCATGCTGGGCATGGGATCTAGTTTTCTTGAAGCCTTTGTTAAATTAGGTCGGGCTATCCGTGGTACCCGTTCTGTTACCGATTACGTCTTTAAGGATGAGTCTGCTGCTAAGGCGTTTGCCCGTGCAGAAGAAACTGATCCACAAGAGTTTATGGCTAACATGGATGCTGCTGCAGCTAAGACTGAGCAAGCATTGGATGAAATCGGTCAACTTGCCTTGACTAAGAACCCTATGCCAGAAGAGGCTACAAAAGGCGTGCACGACGTTTTCCATCCTGATGAGGTGGGAGTGCGTAGCGTGGATGACATGGGTGTTGTAGGGGCTTCTGTAGACCAGGTGCGTATTCAAAACAATGCTGGTACTGTTCACGGCAGGCTTCGTAGCATGGTGTCTGAAGCTGCACTTAAATACGGCTTAGAAGCAGACCAACTGCCTAAGCGTACCATCATTGAAGCAGTCCAAGAACAGATTCGTAAAGCCGGTGAGTATGATGCTTTCCTGCCTGACGGTGCTAAGATTGGTTTTGATGAGATCGACGCTGCGGGTACACGTATTGCTGAACTGCTGACTGACCCACAAGCTGATCCTGGTTGGCTCCGACTCATGATGAATGAGTTCAAAGAAGAGTACACCAGGCTCGGTAAAAAGACAGCTGTACTGACTGATGAAGGTGTTAATGCTGGCATGAAAGCTATCAAGAAATATCTTGATGAGTATGTCAACATGGATGCTGAAAAGGCACGTGCATATCTTGTTAATTCTTTGGCTGGTCAGGTTTCTGACATTGCTGAGCAGGCACGTAACATGGAAGGCACTCTTGCAGTCCAACAGGCTCAAGAGCGTATTTTTGACCGTCTGACCTATCTCGTCATGGAGACTGGTCTTGCTAAGAAGATGCGTGGTCAAAAGCTAAACTTCCTTAACACTTGGAAGCGTAATCCTAATAGCCCTGAAGCTGTTGCTGACGCTGCCCGTGAAGCTGCTAAAACAGCAGGGGATATGCAACAAGAGGCTGCTGACGAAGCACTTGCTTTCATTCAAACTTTGAAAGCTGTTGCTGATGAGCGTCCTGAGTTCTTCGATCCGCTGCGACTGGCTTATGAGTTTTCTGATGGTGACATTAACACCATGGCTAAGCTCAACGAGTATATTAAAGAAAGTCTACCTGCTATTCAAAAAGCAGTGTACGACAAGCGTCCTGACATCCCCAACGCTATTGTTCAGGGATTGTATGCTAACTACTATAATTCTATCCTGACTTCCGCTTCTACGCCTATGAAGGCGTTGTTCGGTAACCTTGGTGGTATGATCGCCAAGCCTGTTGCTCACCTTGGCGGTGCTGCAATCGGTCTAGATGCACGTCAAATAAAGCGTGGTTGGGTTGCCTACAGCTCTGTGCTGGACTCCTTTATGAAAGGCACTAAGCACATGGGCAAGGTGTTTACCATGGCATCCAAAGATCCTAACAGCGTCAGCTATATGGTCCGTGACGACCTGGCTGTACGTAACGAAGAGTCTATGGAACTGCTCCGCTCGTTTGCTGAAGCAGCGTCTGCACGTGGTGAGGATGGTCCTGCAGCTCTGTTAGAGATTGCAGAAACTCTCAACGATCTTGGTAACAACCCTATCCTTAGGTTTGGTGCTAACGCTATGTCTGCGTTCGACGGTTTTACCCGTGCTGTCATGGCTAATGGTCGTGCACGGATGTTGGCATACGACGAGTTTGTTGACGAAGGTATCAAACCAACTAAAGAAGTTTTTCAAGCTAAAGCAAAGGAATACTACGACTCTATGTTTAACAGCAAGGGTCTGATCAAAAATGATTACGTTGACTACGCTACCAGTGAGATTGCACTAAACCTTGACACTCCACGTGTCCGGTCGTTTACCAATCTTATTAAGGCTAACCCTTGGATGAAACCATTTGTGCTGTTCCCTAAGACCAGCGCTAACGTTGTGTCCACTTTCGGTACTTACAGTCCAATCACCATGTTTATGGATGATTACAAAAAGATTGTAATGAATACACCAATGTCTGGGTTTACTGCCGACGAACTAGACAAACTGATGACTCCTCGTGGTCTCAAGCCTACCCAGGCTGAGTTTGACGGTTTGCGTGCAGAACTACGTGGTAAAAAAGCTATTGGTACTGCTGCTATTTTCAGTGCCTTTGGTTTGTGGCAAGCTGGTAGGATTCGTGGCAACGGTCACTATGATCCTAATCGTCAACGTGTTCGTCAAGAACTTGGTTACGAAAAGAAGACCTACATGGATGATGATGGTAATTGGCACAGCTACGACTGGCTTGGTCCGGTCGGTGACTGGCTGGCATTTACTGTTGACGTCATGGATAACTTTACCAGCATCTCTGAACCTGACAAGTTCCTTAACAAGGCTACCTTTGTCTTGGGTGCGGCTTTAACTAGCCGAGATATGTTTGCTGGTTTGGAGCCTATGTTTGACGTGGTACGTGGGGACGCAGGTGCACAGACCCGTTGGGCTGGTAACTTCCTGAGCCCTATGGCACCGTTGCATGGTGTTCGTCGTGACCTTGGTCGTATCATTTCTCCTGGTCTTAAAGTTGTTGATAACGAACTAAGTGCACATATTCGTAACAAGAACGGTGTTGCCGATCTTGTAGATCCTGAAGGTGCACTGCCTCAGCTTCACGATTGGATGTATGGTGATAAGGTAGGCTACGCAGAAAACCCGTACATTCGGGCTTGGAATGCAGTTATGCCTATGAAAATCTACGAAGGTCGTGAGCGCCCTGAAGCTGATTTCTTAATGAAGATTGAGTACGACACTCGTCCTGTGTTCAACGTGGCTGACAACGGTGTGAAATACACAGCGGAAGAAAAAGCCAAGTTGTTTGAAATCATGGGTAAAGACGGATACTTTAAAGAGCGTGTTGCTTATTACATGAATCTTTATGACGCTGATGAGTGGCGTGATACAATCCACGGTTTGCGTATGAAAGATGGTAAAGATGTCGATCCTAAGCTGTTTGACAACCTGTACATCAACATTGACGCAGCTGCTACTGAAGCCAAAAAACTTGCAGAACTGAGGCTGCCTCTCGAAATGCAAGAGGATATCAACACCCGTATCTACCAGACTGGTAGGAACAAAGCAGCACAACGTATGGGGCAAGCACCTCCGTACACCATTGAAACAATGGCAAAATAACCACCCGTAACCTAAACATTAAAATGTGTAATGGCTACAACTGAAGTATTTTACAACGGTGACGGTTCCGACCTCACCTTTACAATCCCATTTGAATATCTAGAGGAATCCGACGTCAAAGTTTCTGTCGGAGGTACCTTAAAAACTCAAGACACTGATTACACGTTTTCAACTCTAACTGAAATTACGTTTACTACTGCTCCTCCGAGTGGTACTAATAACGTACGAATTTTTAGGGATACGGATATTGACAGTGGAGTCCGCAACGAATTTTTTGCGGGCTCTGCCA